GGCCCAGAGATCGGTAGCGGCCGGCCGCATCGAGAAGCAGGCCCCGACCTTCTCGGTCTACGAGGGGCGCTGCGTGAGCGTGGGACTCGAGGACGGGGAGGATTACTGATGGTCGTCATCGCAATCACCGCAGTCCTCGTAAGCGTCTCCTACCGGGCCCGGAAGGGGTGGAAGTGATGGGACGCAACGGCATCGTCAGCGCCGAGGAGATCCGCCGCAGGATCGCCGCCAGCGGTGGGGATATCCAGGACAGCGACATCCAGCGCAAGCTCCCGATCCCCTACGTGCCCACCCCCCGGACCGACCACGAGATGACCCGCGAAGCCCTCGTTCAGGAGTACGAGCGCTACATCACAGCGGTGCTCGAGGTCCGCGGGAACCTGCAGACCATCCCTGAGGAGGACCGAGCCGGCTACATCCGAGGGCGAGCCGAGCACGCGGCTGCCGCACACTACGAGAACTGACCACACCCATACGATCCACCCACCACACCCATAAGGATTACCCATGAGCAACGAGAAGACCCGCCCCTGGCCCACCGCTGACGTCATCTACGTAGACCGGGCCGCTGTCGCCGGCCTGGACACCTTCGAGCCCGGCGTCTACCTCCTGACCTACGACCCGACCAGCCACTCCCGCGACTACTGCCGAGCAGGAACGCAGCTCGGCCAGGACCCAGACCTTGGGGACAAGATCCTGGAGGGGATCGACGAGATCATCTCCTGGTACGAGGTCGACACGGAGACCCTGTACAGCCTCTTCGGATTTCACAGCGATACCCCTGAGGCAGGCGATCCGTCGTGACCCTCTTCGAGTTTGGAGGTCCGCCCCGCTTCGCCCACCAGAAAGCGGGCCTGAAGAAGCTGATCGACTGCAAGGGCGTGGGGGCGCTCCTCATGGAGCCCGGGACCGGCAAGACCGCCGTCACCCTCGACTACTGCTCGCTCCTGGCCCTGGCCAGTGAACGGGGCGAGGCGCGGGTCCTCGTGACCGGCCCCCTCGCGGCCGTCGACCAGTGGGCCCTTCAGGCTCCGAAGTGGGTGAGCCCTCAGGTCAACGTCTGGGCGGAGGCCCTTGGAGGCACTGGACCTCAGCGCGTCGAGGCCCTCCGCTCCCGAGGCGGTAAGAGACCGGCGAAGCTCACAGCCAACACGCGAGGGTCCGAAGCCGTCAGGGCGGCCCACACGAACAAGTCCTGGGCCATCGCCGCCCGCCGGGACGGTGTGGAGCTGCCCCGCGATGAGGCTCAGGAGCTGGGGCCGGACTGCCTTGGAGACTGGAAGCCCCGCCTTGTGATTGAGGCCATCAACATCGACATGCTCTCCCAGCGGCGGGCAGTCGGGAGTCGGACCTTCGCCGACGTCCTGCTGGACGCCATCAAGGACTTCGACCCGGACCTGGTCGTGATAGACGAGATGCACAAGATCAAGTCGATCTCCTCCAACTCGTCTAGGCTGGCCGCCCGGATTGGGGCCAAGGTCAAGCGCCGCATCGGGCTGACCGGGACGGTCATCCCCCACTCGCCCCTCGACGTGTACGCCCAGTGGAGGTTCATCGACCCGTACGCCTTCGGGCGCGTCCAGCCTGACGGGACCCGTAAGCGGGCCACGTTCCAGGCCTTCAAGGAGGACTACGCGGTCATGGGCGGCTACATGGGCCGGGAGGTGACAGGGTTCAAGAACCTGGACCGACTTGAGGAGATCATGGGCGAGCGGTCAGCTGTCGCCATCAAGAGCGAGTGCCTGGACCTTCCGGAGGCGACCGACACCATCGTGCCGGTGAACCTGTCCCCGAAGGAGCTCAAGGCCTACGAGGAGATGCGGTCTCAGCTACAGGTCACCTTCCGCGAGGAGGACGACACCCGGGAGTCTGGAGAGAAGGTCACCGGCGAGTCCACGGCGTTCAGCCGCCTGACCCGAGCGATCCGTCTCCGCCAGATCACCGCCGGCTTCCTGCCGGACGACATGGGTGAGATGCGGGAGATCGGCCGGTCCAAGGCCAAGACGATCGCATCCATCGTCCACGACACGCTGCCGGATGAGAAGCGCATCGTCGTCTTCGGGTCGTTCAGGTCCGAGCTGGCGGCGATCGCCGAGGAGATCTCCCAGCCGGGAACGACTGTGCTGACCATCACAGGCGACACTCCGCCGGAGGAACGGCTTGCGCTGCGGCAGAGGTTCGGGTCAGACTCTGACGAGCGCATCGTCATCGTCGCCCAGATTCGGACCCTGTCAGTAGCGGTGAACGAGCTGGTGACCGCTCAGCACGCGATCTTCGCGTCCCTCCCGTGGCAGCGGGACGACATCGTCCAGGCCCGTGACCGCCTGAACCGCCTGGGTCAGCGTGGAGGGTCCACCACCTTCTGGTACGCCCTCGCGCCGGGCACGATCGACGAGGTCGTCTACCAGGCCTACCAGGACCGCACGGACCTGGAGAAGGTCCTCATGAATCACATCTATAACGAAAGGTGATGGCTATGAGTACCCAACCTCAGGACGTCATCAACGAGGAGCGGGCCACCTACTCCTCGCTCACCCTGCACCGCAGGTGCCCCCAGGCGTGGAAATACCGCTACATCGACGGCCTGCGCCGTCAGCGCTCCGAGATCACGCCAGCCCTGGACTTCGGGTCCTGGTTCCATGCGGCCCGGGCCCTGGACCGTATTGCCAAGGGCCTGGCCGAGGGGACCCTCAAGGCTCACCCCGAGGAGATCAGCACCACCGACACGGGGCCGACGTTCCCATGGGACGCCTCACCCTCGGACGTCCTGGAAGCTGCCGTCGAGTACTGGGAGCGCCTCGGAGAGGCCGCCAAGGAGGCCTGGCTCGACTGGCTCGGACAGACCCTTCCACAGCGGCTGTCGCACACGTATCGCGAGTGGCGCGAGAGGTGGGAGCAGGACTCCGAGAACGAATCCGTCCTCACCGTCGAGCAGCGGTGGGAGCGGGAAGTGCCTGGGACGGGAGTCGTCCTGTGGGGCTACGCGGATGAGGTCTACCAGGATCGAAAGCGCGGCATCGTCGTGGTGCGGGACTGCAAGACGTCCGGCACCATCGGTCAGGTGACCAGCCTGGACGAGATGATGGACAGCCAGGTCCAGCTCTACGCGTGGGGCCTCGGCCCCCTGTGCGACGAGTGGGAGGTGCCCCGACCTCGAGCCGTCGCCTTCGATCGGGTGCGGTCCAAGGCCCCCAAGACCCCGAAGCTCACGAAGGCGGGCAAGCTGTCCGCCTCCGTCAAGGACTACGACCTAGCCACCTACCTGGAGTGGGTCAGTGACGGGGTCCCCTTCGAGGGAATGAAGAAGGATGGCTCCGCAGCTGGCGTCTACACGGCCGAGGAGGCGGAGATAGAGCGCCTCGGATCGCCTCAGGTCGTCTCCCAGTGGTTCGCCAGGCACCTGACCCCCGTGAGCCCGTACCTGGTCCGATCTCACCTGCAGGCCGCAGCCGACACGTGCGGCGACATCTCACTCACCCGGAAGCGGGCAGAGAAGCGTGGGGAGGCCGCCCGCAACTTCGGGAAGGCCGCCTGCCAGTTCTGCGAGTTCGCGGACTTGTGCCGCGCTCAGATGGTCGGAGGACCCGGCGGAGAGTACGCCCCGGAGGAGTACGGACTCAGGTACCGAGACCCAGATCACAGTGGGAGGTGAGCATTGGGACTTGCCATGCATGCCGACATACGCATACAGTAAAGCCATCCGAACCCCAGCGGAAAGGAAATTAAGATGACAAGCTTCGCAGGCATCAACATCGTTGATGTCAACGAGGAGGCGGCAGATTATGGCCGCTGGCTAATCCTCGGCCCAACCGGCGGCGGAAAGTCTTCGCTAGCCTCGACCATCGCCACGATGGGCAAGACACTGTTCATCGACCTGCCGGGTGAGAAAGGCACCCAGTCATTCAAGAACGCCCCCTACGCCAAGAACATCGACGTGGTCCGCCCCGAGAGCGTGACCGAGCTCGACGATGTGTTCTGGGCCCTGGACAAGGGCGGGCACGGGTACAAGGCAGTCGTCCTCGACTCGCTCACCGCCCTCCAGAAGATGACCATGCGCTACCTGACCGGGGCCAGCGAGACCGCGGTCCGCGAGATCAAGCAGGGCACCGCCCCCGCCGACCAGCGCACGTGGGGCCAAGCCCTCGACGTCATGACCGACACGGCCGTCTTCTGGTACGGCCTAGCGGACGGCAACCGTAAGGAGCCCATGCACGTGGTCATGACCTCCCAGGTCAAGATGGTTGATGACGAGATCAACGGCGGG